GCCCCGCGGAGCGGGCCGAGGGAGAGCTCGCGGAGCTCCTCGGAGCCGTGCCGGACGGGCCGGCGGAGGACGAGCGTCGCGCGGTCCAGGCGGTCCGCCACGAGGACGGCGACGCCGTCGGGTAGCTCGGGCTGGGAGAAGTCGGTCAAGGGTCGCGTCCTTTCGTCCTACGGCCAGGCGGAGCGGCCGGGCCGGGCCGGCCTCAAGAGGCCGGCGGCATGTCCATGGAGAGCCCCTCGAAGCGGAGGGGCACGTTAGCTTCCTCGGTCCCCATCGCGCCCTCGGCCGCCTGCCAGGCGTCGCGCAGCACGGCCACCTGGCCGTTGGCGAGCTCGGCCGTGACCGTCACGTCGCGGGCGTCGAGGAGCGCGGGGAGGTCGAGGTCGGGCGTCACGGAGGCCTCGCCCTCGATCGAGGGGACCTGGGGGAGCTCCTTGTAGCCGTGCACCTGGTCGGCGCCGACGACGGCGTCGCGCTTCGGACGCCCGGGGTTGATCGTCCAGTTCCCCTTCACGGAGAGGCGGACGCCGTTCACGGCCACGAACAAGGTCCCGCCGAGGCGTCCGGCCATGGTCTCAGTGCTCCTTCGAGTGTTGCGCCGAGAGGTCGAGGCCCTCGAGCGTCGGGGTGGTCTTCGCGGGGCCGCGCCTGTCGCGTTTCTCTCGGGCCCGCTCGAGGCGGAGCGCGTCGGTCGGGTGCGCCGCGAGGTAGCTCGCGCGCTCCGGCTCGCTCATGGCCCGGACGCGGTCGACGTCGCGCTCCGGGAGGGGAGCGAAGAACCGACGGACGTCGGGCGGGAGCTGGCGGACCACGGCCTCGGGCAGGACCTCGTGCGGGGATCGGGTGTCCACGGGCGCGCGCTCAGAGGAGGAACTGGAGGGAGACGCCCGCGACCTGGAGCTGGTTCACGAGGTCGGGCGGCAGGAGGATCTCGAGGCGGTTCCGGTCGGTCGGGCTGCGCTCGACCACGAGGTCGCGCTGGAACTGCTCCGCGCCCTCGACGAGGCCGAGCTGCTCCCAGCCGCGGAACACCGTCAGCGCGTGGGCGCGCGCGATCTTGGGCGTGACGACCGGCTGGCCCGGCCCGTAGCGCGTGCCGTCGTCCGCGAGCTTGTGGCGCGGGAACGTCGAGGCGAAGCGCGTCCGGAAGTCGAAGCGCAGGTAGGAGAGCGTCAGGAGCGTGTTCACGTCGAGGAAGGCCGGGTCGGCGACGCCCGAGGCGTTGAGGCGGCTCGTCGTGATCACGCGCTCGCACCGAGTGACCCCGAGGTCGTCGACGACGACGGTCGCGATCCCGTTCTTCAGGAGGATGTCGCGCTCGGCGAGCGTGAAGCGGTCCGCGAGCAGCGGGCCGAAGAAGCCGACGAGCTCCAACGTCTTGAAGGGACGAGCGGGGTCGGCCTGGCCGAAGCGGGCGACGTTCCCGGCGACCGCGGCGGCGAGCTCCCAGACCGGGGAAGGCGGGAGCTTGAGCCCGACGACCGAGACGTGCTTCGAGTTGAGCGCCCCGCCGAAGGTGACCAGGTTCGCGTGCGTGTCGGCCTTGCCGAAGAAGGCCGAGCCCTCGAGCTGGACGCTCGGGCCGAAGCGGGTCGCGAGCTCGGCGTCGACGGCCGCGATCGAGGTCGCGTCGTTCAGGCCGACCACGAGGACGTGGTACTGCTTCGCCCCCAGGGAGGCGAGCGCGGCCGTGAGCGTCGGGTCGGTCGCGCCCGTGACGCCGGTCGCCGAGGCGACGGAGACGCCGGCGGGGAAGACCTCACCCGTTTGGAGGTTCAAGCGGACGTCGACCCCGTTCCCCTGGGTCCCGAAGTTCTTGGCCGTCAGGGTGACGACGTTCGTCGCGACGGTCGTCACGACGGGGAGCTGGGAATAGAGCTCGTGCGCGAGGAGCGCGGAGTTGATCGAGGCGGCGACCGTGTTCGCCGAGTCGCCCGAGGCGACGCCGACGGTGATCCTCCGGCCGGCGACGTAGAGGTAGACCGTCCCGGCGGCGGTCGACGGGCCCGTGACCGTGAGGGTCTTCGTCGCCTTCACGCCGGCGGCGTCGTCGACCCCTACAAACCACGCCTCGGTGACGGTGTTCTGGCGGAACCACGCGATCGCCATCTCGTGCAGGATCGAGCCGAAGCCGAAGGCGAGCCCGACCTGGTCGGCGCTGGTCGCGAGGGTCGGCACGGAGGCGGCGACCGGGGTGCCGGCGAGCTTCTGCCCGATCAGGGCCGCGCGGTAATCCTGAATCTTGGGCCCGCTCGAGGCCAGGGAAGAGTCGATCTCGACGAAGACGAAGGGGACGCGCGTCGAGCTCGGGACCTGGGAGAACGTGACCATGGGGGTGGGTTCAGGGCTTCTCGCCCTTGTCGCGGGCCTTGACGGTGGTCTTCTCCGGCGCGCGCACGACGTCGCCGTCCTCCAGGCGCCGGAACCAGTAGGAGGAGATCGCCACCTCGCGCCCCTCGGGGGGCAGGGCGAGGCCGCCGTGATCGGGGTCGACCACGACGAGGCCGGGGCGGGCCGGGAGGAGGGTCGCGCGCTCGAGCGTCACGGCGAGGAGCCTACCCCGGAGGCAGGTCGATTGCATCCTCGGCCGCGAGGTCGCCCCCCTCCTCGAGCGGCGGGAAGCGGTAGCGCACGCGGGCCCCCTCGAGGTCCGTCGCCTGGGCCTGCTCGCGCTCGTCGACCGTCGTCCCGTAGGCGACCGAGAAGACCAGGCGGGCGGCGCCGGCTAGCTGGACCCCCCGGGCGTCGAAGCCGACCTCGACCCGGGTCAGGCCAGAGCGCGAGGGGTTCACCTCTAGCAGGCCGGCCCCGGGCACCTCGAGTCGGAGGAGCTGGGGGATCAGGGGCTCGACCACGCACTCGACCTGGTCGCAGACGTCGTCCACCAGGTCCTCGACCGCGTCGGCGTCCAGCTCCGGGCCCTGCTCCACGTAGAGCTCGACCGCCAGCTCGAGCGAGCGCTCGTAGGTCCGGGGCGAGTCGATCGCGACCGTGACGGTCTCGGCCAGGGTGTAAACCATGAGCGAGGCGTGGACGTCCGAGCTCTGGAGCTCGCGCTCGGCGACGATCGGGTCGACCCGGTTCGCGCGCACGTTCTGGCCGGCGCGCGTCCGGCCGCGCAGCGCCTCCGCGACGCGACAACGCAGGGTCTTGCGCTCGACGGTCACGGGCTCAGTCCCTCCGGCGCAGGTAGAGCTCGACCAGGCCCTCGCCGTCGAGGCGCCGGTCCACGACCGAGTAGCGGACGGCCGCCGAGGAGTCGAGCGGGTCGCCCCCCGACGGCCTCTTGACCGAGAAGCGCGAGGCGTCCTTCAGGGGCCAGTCGGGCAGGAGCTCCGTGATCTTGACCCCGAGCTTGACCTCCCAGGTCGAGACGGGCGGGGCGAGAGGGTCGAGGACCTTCTCGACGTGCGGCTCGCGGAAGATCCCCCGCACGAGGCGCGGCGTCCCGCCGTCCGGCTCGTAGGTGACCGTGAGCGCGCCCGTCGCGTCGCGCTCGGCCATCTCGTCGAGGATGACCTCCTGGGCCAGGTCCGCGTGCTCGCGCCAGGACATCGGGGAGAGGGAGCCGAGGGGGCGAGCGCGTCGACCACTCGGCCTTCCTGGTGGGTCAGATGACGACGACGTGGATCCCGTTCAAGAGCACGTCGGCGGTGGTGTCGGTGGAGGCCTGGGCCTTGCGTACCGAACCGACGATGAAGCGGCCCGCGAGGGACGCGTTCCTGATCGCCTTCGCGGCGTTGTCCCAGTAGGCGATCTGCCCTTCGGTCAGGGCCTCAGTCACGTTCTTCGGGAGGCGAACCTCGCCGTTCCGGAGCCCGACGAAGGGCAGCGTCGCGGCGACCGTGGACTCGGCCACGACGAAGATCGCCCCGACGACGTAGCCGAGGCCGGCCGTGACGCCCCCGCCGGGCGCGATGAGCTCGGTCTTGTCGGCGTTGGTGAGGAAGACGCGCATGGGGTGGGTTCCTTTGCTTCTGGGTCGGGCGGTGGGAGGGGGAGCGCGCGGCTCAGACCGTGCCGTCGTTCTTGTAGAGGCCTCGGAACTCGACCGCGGCGACGCCGACGTCGAGTCGGCACTTCATCTCGACGCCCTCGGCGCTCCAGCTCATGCGGCTCTCGATCACGGGCCCGGACTCGCCCTGCAGGAAGTCGACCTCGACGGTCTCGACCGCGGCGGGGTCCGCCATCAGGTAGAAGGCCAGGGCCGAGGCGGCGCCGAGGCGCGGCTCCGCCATGACGCTCCGGAAGGCCCCCTGGAACGGGTTGACGTTGCCGACCGTCTGGGCCTGGATCAGCGCGGTGAGCTGCTGGGCGGCGGTCTCGAGGGTCTCGGGCACGCGCAGGTGCGGGAGGTCCACGAGCATGAAGAACGCCGTCTCGTTGTTGCCCGGGGTGATCCCCTTCTGGCGCCGGGCGCGCTGGCGCACGTTGTTGAGGGCGGTCACGCCGGCGGCGGCGAGGGAGTTGCCGGCGCCCGTCACGTAGTTCCCGTGGTTCGTGTCGTCGAACAGGAGGAACGTGTCGGAGAGCGCGGGGTTCCCGGTGAGGACCGCGTAGACGAGGTCGGCGACGAGCTGCTTGGAGCTCGAGCCGAAGGCGCGCGGGAAGCGCGTGAAGGCCCCGAGGTCGTCGTTGACCATGGCCTCGCGGGAGATCAGGAGCCCGCGGGCGTAGGTCAAGAGCTGGACGCTCTCGCCCTTCTCGCCGACGGCGCCCATGACGATCTCGGCGCCCTCGAGCTTGCGGAGCAGGCGCGGGGCGTCGCCCAGGTTGACGCGCTTCCCCTGCTTGAAGTCGGGGAGCTCGCCGAAGTTCACCCACTGGGAGTAGGTGTCGGGCGTCAGGTTGAACTGGCCCTGCAGCGCCTTATTGGCGATGTTCGCGAGCACGCTCGCGAAGTCGCTCGTGACGTGGAAGGCGGGCACGCCTCGCGTCTGGGTCGCGGGGTTGCGGCGCGTGTCGAGCACGAGGCCCGCGAGCGTGAGCGGGTCGTGGCGCGCGAGGTCGCGCATCCCGTGGACGCGCGTCAGGTACTCCTCGCCGATCCGCAGGAGGCGGTGGTGGACGAAGGGGTTGCCCTGGAGGCGGGCCTGGAGCTCCTTGCGCTCCGCCTCGGGGAGCTGGGAGCGCAGCGCCCGGAACTCCAGCGCGTCCTGGATCGCGCGGACCGTCTTGTCCTCCTCGCTCCCTCCGGGCGGGATCGTGGGGGAGGTCGGCGGGGCGCCGGCGTCGCGGGTCGCGAGCGCGTCGAGGATCCGAGAGGTCGCCTCGGGGACCGGTACGGGCTCGTCGAGGAGCGCGCGCGCGAGGTCCCCGTCGACGGGCAGGGAGGCCCGGCGGAGCTTCTCGCGGATGGAGCGCTGGCGCGCGAGCTCGTTCGCGGCCCCGTGGTCCGCGCTCGCCGGGAAGGGCTGGGCGGCGGGCGCCGGCGAAGGCGCCCGGGTCGGGGCGGGAGCGACGCTCTGGGCGGGAGGCGTCGCGGTCGCGGTCGCGCCGGGGGGGGCGAGGGCTTCGGGTTCCATGTTGCTCTCGGGGGAGGGACTCCAGAGGACGACGTCGTGGGGCTCGTCGGCCTGGCCGGACCGCACCGAGGCGGTCGGGTCGGCGCCGACTGGCAAGATGCTAGCCTCGCGGGTCTCCCAATCGATAGCCAGGAGTCGTCGAAGCGGGCGGGAGGCGGGGGGCGGG